GGCAGCGACGACACGAACGCCGCCGCCCCATCCGGGTCGGGTGTGTAGCCGAAGAGCGGCACGAATGCGTCGGCGGTCATGCTCACCCCCCGGCTGGCATGGCCGCCCAAGCGACCGCTCGGCAGAACGCTACGTACCGCTCGCGGACGCTGGCGTCCACCGGCACGATCGCGTCACCGACCGCCGGTGCGTACGCCGCCTCGACGGCAGAGCGAAGCGGTTCGTTGCCCGGCTTGTGACCGCCGATGCGTCGCCACGCGATGTCGAGGCTGAGCGCCGTGTACATCCGCAGGGCACGGGTATCGGAGAACACGACCTCGGTGGTCGCCACGTCGCCTGCCGCGACGAGCGCGACCTTCGACCACGTCGCCGCCCAGAGCATTCGATCCGAGATGCTCATGCCCCGGAGTTGCTTTGCGATCGGCTCGACGGTCTCACGCATGGCGGCACTCGGCTCCTCGACGGCGAGCCCCGGAGCGACCACGCCACCGCCCACGGCTGGCAGCGTCGGCATCGGCACCTTGCCCCACGCGGCTGCGATGAGCAGGCTCGCGGCGATCAGACGCCCGATGATCCCGCTGTGCTGCCGGATGGCTTCGGCGGCTGCGGTGGCCGCAGCGCGGATGTACCCTGCGTACGGCGCAGCGAGCAGAGCAACCGCAGCAGCGACGGCGATGATGCGTAGGAGTGCATCGGTCGTCATCTCACTTCACCCCGACCTGGAAGAGGCAGAACCGGACCAGCGCCTCGCCCTCGGCGGTCTTCAGCACCGCCGCAACGTGCCGCACGAGCTCGTCGTCGAGCCGCGCGTCGGTCTGCTGGGCGATCCACTCGCACGCATCGGCGACGACCAAGCCCTTCTTGTACGGGTCGATCTCACCGATGAACGCACGGGCGTAGTTCACGACCGGCGAATACTTCTGGAGCAACCGCAGTGCGTCCCAGAACGACAGCGTCGCGCCGTACTGCGTGATCTCGTCGGGCGTGGCACCGAGCTCGCGGGCGTCCATGGCACGTACTCCGGGGGATTCCCCGAGTCTGCCACCTCGCCCCCCTAGCCTTGCAGTTCGTCATTGGCGAACCGCTGGACGATGTCCTTCGCGTTGATCCACCGCAGCATCCCTCCGCTCGGCGTGGTCGCCATCGTGCGATCGCGGCGTTGCTGCTCGGTCCAGAGCGCCTGCACGCACGTCGCACGGGCGGCGATCTGCGGAGCCAGCGACAGGCTCTCGCGGCTCGCCCGTTCCTCCTCGTCATCGGGGCCGGGGTCGCGGGGCGGCTTGTAGCGGAGCGAGCGGTCGTGACGTTTCGGCAGATGCCACACGTCGCGCAGGCGTATCAATTGATCTTTCGCAATCGTCCAGTGGGTGCAGATTTCCGCCATCGGCATCTGCGATTCCCACTGCACGCGCAGGATCGCGGCGTCAATTGTCGCCGTGTTGCCCGGCATCGCGTGGTGTCCAGTAGGAGACGCACCGGCTCGACGGGTTGAGATACAACCGCCCCGGCATCGTGCGATGAGCACACACGTGCTCGCAGTCCTCGCCGCTGTACCGCATGGCGAGGTAGGCGTCCCTCCGGTAGAGCGCCAGTTGCCCGAAGGCGCTGTTGAATCGCAGCGGCAGCGAGCCGACAGGCGGGTGCCAGTGATGGAACCACGTTTGATCGCGACGCCGCCAGTGATTCCACCGTGCCGCGAATGCGTCGTAGTGGATCGCGTACCCGTTGTGCTCCGCCCACGAATAGCTCGCCATGCACGACGCCCCGCGAGCCGCCTCGATATGTCCCACGCTCGTCGCGACGCCGTCAACGCTCCAGCCGCCCCAGGCATCGGAGTCGAACACGACGACATAGTCGCACGGCTCGCCGTGCCGCACCCACCGCTGGCACTGCGTGCGGTACTCCGCGAGTGCGACCGTCCGCTCGGTGTCGATCGTATGCGAGAGGTGCGGCCGGTGGTTGATGTTCAGCGACACTTGCCTCTGCGTGCCATCGGCCCACGCCGCGAGCGCGTCCTTCGTCTCGTCGGACGAGTCGTTCTCGAAGATGTACGCCGACCACGAGCGGAACATCGCGCCCGTCTCCTCTACGAGCCCGAGCGTCTGCGGCAGCCAGGGCATGGCATTGCGGCAGATGGCAACCAGCGAGGCCGTGCGATCGGCTGCGACCTCTCGCCCGACACGCACGGCTTCGGCGTACTGCTCCACGAACTCCTCGTCGGGCGGGAGCAGCACGTCGGGGCGGTGAGCCTCGATGTCGGAGGCGGTGATGGTGTAGGTCGTCATATCCCCACGTCATCCGCTGTCGCCCCGATGGCGAACGGAAAGAACTCTTGAAGATTCACAGGCCCGCTCGTCGCCTGGAGCCGATGCCACGCATCGGTCAGCCCCGTGTACCCGTAGTAGTCCTGCTTCATGGCAATCTGCTGCTCGGTCGTGTACGCGAAGTGATCGAACACGAGCCCGGCCGCCTGCGTTGATTCGATCGTGACGCACCGGTCAAACCCCGTGACGATCGGCGGCTCGTGTCGGAGGAACCGCATGCCCGGTCCCCAACGCCACGCTCGCAGCCATTCGAGGTCGCCGCGTGCCCAGCCCGTCGTGCTCGTCAGGAGCTTCGACGGCCCGACCCAGTAGCGGCACGCGAACCGGGCGGCGGTCGCCACCGGCTGCTGCATCATCAGCCAGTAGATCCGCTCCAACTGCCACGCCTGCCAGAGCTCGTCGCTGTCCACCTGCATGACGACGCCGCCTTCGACGCCTTCGAGGGCGCGTGCGATCATCGCGATCTTGCCGTCCCACGGTGAGTGACGCCACGAGCAGGTCACGTTCGGCGTGTTGTTCACCGCCCGCACGTACTCGTGCGTACCGTCCACGCTGACGAAGTCCCGGTGCCACTTGTCCGGCATCGTCTGACACCACGCGGTGCAGTGCGTCGGTGCCGCGACGCCCTCGACGATCCGCCACTGCCACGGGATCGTGAGCTGGCGAAACGTCGCGAGGTGCTGCTCGATGTACGGCTGCCCGTTGAGCACGAGCGTGAAGATGGTCAGCATTTCCAGAGCGGCGAACGCCGCCCCTCCCAGTTGACCGCCTCGACGCCGCAGTGACCGACCGTCATCGGCAGCACGACGCACGACGCGAACTGCTTCGCGAACGACAGGTCGCAGAGCTCGGCCGTGCGTGACCACTCCGGGTACAGCACGTGCCGCCGGTACAGCTGAAAGAATCCGGCGAACATCGAGGCGTATGCCTTGTTCGGCTTGCCGTCCATGAGCCGCTCGGGCGTGTGGAAATCGACCCGCCTCGCGCCGTAGAGCGTCTCGGGATTCGTCGCGTCCTGCTCGATGATCTGGCGTGCGTTCGTCGGCACCATCACGTCGGCGTCGATCAGCAGATACCACGCCTCCGGGTACGCGGCGTGAAGGTGCTCCTGGGCGAACCGGATCGCACCCGCCTTATTGAACGCTGCATCGTCGGCGTGCCACCCGTCATAGATCAGCGCCGTCGCCTCGGCTTTCTCGGCGACAGCGATGCTCGCGTCGTTCGTCTCCGTGACAACGCAGACGCCCGTGACCTGACCGGCGAGGCAGTTGAGGCAAATCGCCAGGTAGTCCGCGTAGTTGACGCTCGTCGTGATCGCGTAGATGTCCATTACTCGCCCCGCTTCACGGCGATGACTTGCCACTCACGATGCAGCACGTCGAGGTATTGACCGTAGAGCGAGAGGAACGCATCGATCGCGGGCTTCGGCGTCGGCAGGTGCTGCCGGTTCGGGTGCGGGTCGCGCCATTCGTAGTCGTCCCACACGATGACCGCGCCGACTTTGAGCAGACGCCACGCGAGGACGGTGTCTTCGAGCACCGTGCGGCCCTCGTGCCCGCCGTCGATGTAGACGCCGTCGAACATCCGATGCTCGGCGAGAGCACGGGCGAAGAATACGTGCGAGCGTCCCTTGAACTTCTCGGCACGTCCCGCGAGGTTCGCTTCGAACCGCGCCTCGGGATTCTCCGACGAGTACCCGTCGAACGGCCCGCCCCACGTATCCACGCACGTGATCACGTCGCCGGGCTTCAGCGCCTCATCGAGCATCCAGCACGCCGAGCGACCCTCGTGCGAGCCGACCTCCAGCCATCGGCACGGGTGCGGCAGGCGAGGCAGCACGTGCTCTCGCCATGCGTTCGTGCGCATCGAGAACCAGTCGTGCGTGAACTGGTAGCTCATGTGACCACCCGCCCCAGGTACTCGCGGATCAAGTCGCATCGGATGGCGGGCGGATTACCGCACGGGTGATAAACCAGGTCGCCGTGCTGCCAGTGGTTCGTCTGCCCGAGATGCACAGAGTTGAAAGCCCGTTTCGGCGCGATCGTCATGCGATCCGCTAGCCGCTCGCGGTGCTTCATCAGCCACTGCTGGACGTTCCACTCCATCGAGCGCCACTCGTCCTCTGCAGCGACGATGTCGGCGAGCAGCGACAGCGTGCCTTGAGTTGCACGCCACACGATCGACCCGCCGTTCACCAGGGCGTGAGCGCCGATACCCTCCTCGCAGATCGTCATGTGCGGCCCGAGATCGGGCACGTCCTCGATCCGGGTCGTCAGGTTCGTGATCACGCAGTCGGCGTCCAGCGTCCACACGAGGTCATGGTGTTCGAGCAGTTGCCCGATCCGCCAGAAGTTCGACAACGCCTGCGAGTACGCCTCGCACCGCCACACCATCGTGTAGTCGTGCCGCACGCAGTACGCGAGACGGTTCGCCACCGTGAGCTCTGCCCACGGCGTGCCGACACCCGCGCTCGTGAAGATCGCGACGCTCACGTGATCCGCACCGTCGTGCGTCCTTCGGTGCCCCACGATTTCTCGACGACGAGCCGTGCGACGTGCGTGTCGTCTCCCATCACGTCCTGCAATGCGTCGAGGACCGCCTTGCCCAGGTTGTCTACGTCGGGTCGCGGCAGTGCCGGTGCGGTCGGCTTCACGCCTGCCTTGTTCATGTGAGATTTCGGTCGTGCGAACACCGCGTCGATGACGACGCTGACTGGTTTCTCCTGCTCGCGGAGCCCGGCGACGCTTGCCGCTAATGCGATCGCCTGTCGGTAGGCGTGAACTGGATGGCTCTTCGGTACGTACGCGCGAGCGAACCCGCCCTGCGTTGACACTCGCGGGCGCGGTTGCGGCACCGGATCGCCGGGGATGGACAGCGTGATGGTCACAGCAGATCGAGCCCGTGCTCCGCACACTGACTCCGCAGCCACTCGCGGAGCTCCTGGTACGCCACCTCGACATCGTGGCCGAGCTCGCCGCCCTTGATCTCGGTGGCGAGGTGGTCATCGAGCAGGATGACGATCGACTTCGCCCGCGAGCCTTCGACGCAGTCGCGGAAATCGCCCTCGTCCTCGGGCAGGCGGAATCTCAGCGTGGCGGTTGGCATTCAGGCATCGTGCATGGCGAGTCAAGTTCGCCGGTCACGCTGCGAATCCAATCGAGGTAGAGCACCACGCGCGTGTGACCCGACTCCTCGCCGAGGACGTACTTCGTCTTCCCGCCGACGCGGGCCACGTACGAGTTCACGCCCACAATCCTCGTCGAGCCGTCGATCGCCGTCGCCCAGAGCGGGCCACCCGAGTCGCCAGGTGCGATGCACGCCGGGAGCGGCCCAGCGTCGGGCGTCCTGCGAATCGGGCAGACATACACGCCGTGCTCGATCGACCCGAGGACGCACGTCCCCGCCCGCAGCCGCTGGTCGCCGCCCGTGAGCCCGCGTGTGAGCGTGCCTGTCATCCCGTACCCAGCGGCGGCGGCGACGCTCCCGAGCCGCTCGGTGCCGTCAGCGAGCCGTGGATACACGTCGGCGTGCCGATGCCGCCCGAGCCGCACCAGGGCGATGTCGTGCCACCCGTGGATGCCCTCCCACTCGGGATGCCGCACGACGCGGTCGCACGCGAGACGCTCGCCGCCGATAACGACGGTCACCGCCGTCATCTCGTGCGGCACGTGTGCCGCCGTGAGCACCCAGTGCGGCGAGATGAGCGTGCCAGAACCAGCGAGCGGCACGCCTTCGGCGTTGTTGCCGACGACCCGCACGACGTAGCCAGAGAACGTCGCACCGTAGTCGAGGTAGCGGCCGTCGCCCTTCGACTCGTCAATCGTGGCGGCGGATGCCGCGAGGGCCGACACGGCGATGAGAGTCGCCACGAGTCGCATGCCCGATCATGGCACGCGAGGCTAGTGGCCTTGCAGTTAGCGGAGGCGTGATACACGGAAGCGGCGTAACATACGGACAGTAGAAACACAAGTTCTCCGACCGTCACTGCCGCAGCATGGCCTGCGAATACTCCCAGTCGGCGTCGCTCTCGGTGTAGCCCTTGAGTTGGTTTTCCCACTCCCTGTGCAGCACTGCCACTGAGACGCCACCTATCGGCAAGTATCCCTGTGCGATCAACAGTGCTACCTCCGTCTCCAGTGCCTTTGCGCTGCTCGCCGCCACCACGCGGTACGCGATAGTCGGAGAACCAAGCGATGCAACGGACGGCCCTGCTACGCCATGTGTCATGGTTGAGTCCTCCGGTGGCCGCCGTTGATCTTCCGTGTTCTCAAAACGATCCCGGCGGGTTCGGCGTGCCGGATTATCGGGCCGGTGCCTGCCCGCCGGGATCGCTGTGCTGCTCACCTCGTCATCCACATCAGCCCCCAGTTCGCCGTGCCGTAGCTCGCCCACACGACGAACCCTGCTGGCGAGCCCTTCCACCACTGCTCGATCGCGACAGCCCAGTAAAGCAGAGAGACGAACAGCAGAAGCGGTGCACTCATAAATCCTCCACGGGCGAAGCGGCGCACGGGTCCGGCACTGTCGGCGGTGTCCAGCCGCGCACGAGCCTGCCAGACAACCGCAGTTTTTTGATTCTTGATTGCACCCACGGTGCGCTTTCCAAAAACATGACTGACATGACTTCATCCAGCGGCGTCGGAGCCGGTGGCTCGCGATCGACAGGAATCTTGAAGCCTAGGACAGAGCGGCTATCGCCTCCTCGCGACACGTAACGACCTTGCATGGTGCGCCTCCCTGCGTCTCGATCTCCCTCATGCGTGCGACCTGCAGCGGCGTGGCTTTCTTGCCCGGCTGCTTCACTTCCAGGAACACCGCCTTGCCGCGTCGAAGACAGAGCAGGTCGGGGACGCCAGCCAACTGATGCGGACCGCCGTGGATCTTCATGACCCACCACCCTGCTTGTTTGGCTTCCCGAACTATCGCGGCGACGATGTTGGATTCCCGTGGCATTCCGTTGCCCCTTGAACAGCGTCGCCGTTGAAGCAGCGACGGCATGATTCACATACCCGAACAATCGACTCGCTCAGATTGAGCGGGCAGTCTCTCGCAATCGGCTGCGATCCGTCAAGGTCATAGCCATGCCGAAACACAACAGGAGCAACGTCGTCGCTTGGAGACTCTCCTCGATCGCACTGGTACGACCAGAACCACTTCAGGCCGCGAGGAGCCAACACGCGAAACTCTTCCAGCCTTGCCCACGATGCCCGATCTACCGAAAAGTGAACGTAGACGTTGTCGCGAGGCTGAATCGTTGAAGCGATCTCAGGCTTGCGCGTGACGACCCACTGCGGCACGCCTGGAAGCATCAAGGCTACGGCGTCGATGCAGGCTGGCGTCTCAGCTACGAGGTCGCCGCCGCCGCACCAGCGAATGAACGTGAGCCGCAGCCGCGTTGACCAATGAGCGATGCGACCGGCGAGCCTCTGCGGATCGGCACGCAATGAGTTCAAGAGCCGATGCTGCTTTGCCAAGCTCGCCGTCCAAGTCGCGGGGCCACGGGCGAAGTAGCACGTATCGGAACACACGAGCGTTGGCGTGCACGTCCCGATGATCGGGAAGTTCAGCGAATGCCCGGTGACCTTGTTGGTCGAGAATGGATTCTCCGACGGGCCGAGAGGCTCATCGTGCCACTGCGGCTTTCGTGCCAGCGTAGCGACGCTCATGCCGCCACTTGACAGTCGCTGTCAAGCAAACCGCCCCGCCGTGCTGGAGATTCACGGCGGGGCGGCTACTGGGTTCCGTGGATACGTCGCCTCTCACGGTTTGGCGATCCATGCGGCCGATGACTGCAGCCGCTACGCCGAGGACGCGGCGAGGTATTCCTCGATGCGTGTCTTCAACTTCTCGTTCGTGTCGCGAAGGTGCTCCAGATACCGACGCCCGTTTGGCTCGGCGTCCGCCTCTGCGATCGTCATGCCCTTGAACCGCCCGTACTGGAAACGGAACTCAGCCCAGTCGGCTCGCGGCTCAGCCGCAGCCGACCTAGCTGCGGCATCAACCCGCATCCGAACGCCGCAGAACGCGCACGCCAGAACGTCCTGCCTCGGCCCTTTCATCGGGACGAACTCGCCAACGTGTTCCCACGACGACGCCGAGCAGCGGTAGCAGACGAGGTTACTTTCGTAGAGGTCGATCATGATTCCTCAACGTCAAAAAGCCAATTTTGAACAGCGACGCGCGGCGGTTCGTATCCCGTCTCGAACACCTCCCAGTAGTCCAGGAACCGTCGTAGCGAAGACGGATAGACGCTCTTCTGAATGATTCCGTTGTCGTCGCACAGCGTTGTCGATGGAACGAGAAACAGCTCGTCTTCGTGCTTGAGCGCCAGCACGTCGCATTCAGAAGTCACATAGCCTCGCAGCCCTCCATTCGACTTCACCGGGATGCGATTGGTGATGTCGATGCGTCCGCTTTTTTGTACTTGGTCAATATGTTTGCACTGCACTTTGAGTCCGTTCACTCGCAAGTCTTCGCGGCCTTGTGGTTCTTCAACGCACAGCCCGCGCTCGCGGCACGCAGCAGCGAAATCGGACTCCCATCGCTTTCCTTTGTGGTTTGAGTCCCAGCACAGCACTTCTTCGCGTATTTCGGTCAAAAGCGCTTCGAGCCTCCTTGCTCGTCGATTCATAGCACCTCCATGCGTGGCACCCGCCTTCCGGCCTTGCCCTCGTTCACGACGTACAGATTCCGTCTCGCACGCGTCACGGCGACGTAGGCGATGCGGTGCTCCTCGTCTGCTTGGTCAGGGTTCTCCATGCCCTGCTCGACGCGGGAGCCGATCGTGGTCAGCACGGCGACGTTGTCGGCTTCGGCACCTTTGACCGAATGAATCGTTCCGACGCGGATGCGTGGGTTCGCCGCGAGTTCGGCCCCCCACGTCACGGCCTGCCGCCGCCACTGCTCACCGCGATCAACCAGCGAGCACCACGAGCCAGACCGGATCGCATCGATGCCAGCCTCGGCGACGCCGACGCTGGAAAGGTCGGACGCGAAGATCGTGTCCCAATCGTCGCAGTGTTCCTTCGCCCAGCGCGTCTTTGTGCCGCGTGTCAGAATCGGCTGCTTGTCCTTGTTCGTCGTCGGCAGAAGTTCGAGAGCGTGCGCCCACTGCTTGCCACTGATCGGTTCGTCTCGCTCCAGCGCGAAGAGCGCCTTGAGCCCGTCGCCTCGGTTCGTCGCTCCGTCGGGCGACTTCACCCAGCGGCACGGCTTTCCGGCCACGTGCAGGGCTGCGATCATGCGTTTTGCGTGGTAGTTAGTACGCGCTAAAAAAAGCCAGTCCTCATTCGGATTGGCGATGCTGATCGGTTTTTCGAGGTCATCGGCCTCGAAAACGCACCCGACATGATCCGCTGGCGCGACGCCGCGATCGAAGTAGCCACGCTTCATCCTCCGCAAGCACCGCTCGCCGAGCTCAAGAATCGGAGCAGGGCAGCGGTAGGACTTCGGCATGGTCCGTTCCTTCGCGGCGGGCCAGCCGAGGAAGCAATCCGCCGACGATCCTGCGAAGCCGTAGATCGCCTGGAACGGATCGCCGACGACGTAGCACCACTTCACGCTCGGTGCCGTCACGAGACGCTTGCACACGATGTCGAGCAGCGGACTCGCGTCCTGCTGCTCGTCGAACAGCCACGCCTCGACGGGCGGCAAGTAACCTTCCGGCTCGACGCGGGAGATGCCGCTGGAAGGATCGACACGCAGTCCAGCGAATCGCGTCAGCAGGTCGGTGAAGTCGAGCCGATCTTCGACGCGCTTCGCCATCTCGTACCGTTCGGATATGCGAACAATCGCCGCATAGTCGGGAACGTCGTCATCCACGGATCGCATCCGCCTCACGACCTCGTCTAGAGGCATCAGCGACGACCGGCACAGCGACCAGCAGTTGAGCGAGGCAGAGACGACCGGATCGCCGATGAACCGCTGCCTTCCGACCTCGTCGTCCAACTCCGTCGAGAGCCGCACGCCGAGCACGTTGCTGATCCACTCCAAGTCCTTCTGCGTGTCGCCGATCAGTTGCCCCGGCTGCACCTCCAAGCATCGCTTGCAGGTCGAATGCACGGTGCGGAACCAACCACGGCCCTCCAGCAGGCTCGGATCGACGCCCCACGCCACGCTCGCCCGCCCGACCGCCTCGGCCCGCGCCGCCCGCGTGAAGCTCGCGAATCCAAGGCGTAGAGGGTCGTTGCCTAACTGCGGCAGGGCTCCCTCCATGATCCGCAACAACTCGGTCGTCTTTCCGCTGCCAGCGGCACCGATCAGTCTCGCTATCTTCACAGGCACCCCCTCGCAGGAGTCATACAAAAAGTTGACACGATCTTTTTTTGGTTCCAAAAACCGTTTTCTCGCGGTTTTTCACGGCACGTTTGGTGCCGCGTTTTACGGCACCAAACGCACGTTGACGGGAAAAACGAACTGCCGCGAAGCCTCAGAGGGTATGTATTTTTTTCCTATACAACGCCCTCGGCACGCTCCGTAGCCGCCATCTCCTCCAGCACAGCGAACTCCCTCCGAGACCACACCACGTACGATTTGCGGGCTCCTCCGAGATGACGGTGTTCCCGGTGGGTGAAGTCCCGATCGCCTCCGATACGGGCCAGCAGACGCCTCTTGAGGGCAATCCGCTCACCGTCGTTCACCCGGTGCTGCCGCTCGATGTCCTCCCAGACTTTGCCCCAGGCGAACCAGAGCGTGCCGTCCTGCCGCCACGACGCCCGTCCGGTCGGATCGGGTACGTCGTCGTCCGACGGCTGCGACGCCTGCGACAGCCGGTCGTAAAGCCATGTAGCCAGGAGCACGTACCGCAGGCTCGATGCTCCTGGCTGCTCGTGGGACGGGTTGTCCAAGAGCTTCGCCTTGACGCCGCGAGCCGTGTGACTCGTGCGTGCCTTGCCGTCGTCGTCGCGGGAGTCCACGACCTTGTAGCCGCCGTCCCAGATTTTCTTCCACCGCTTCGGATCATCGTCGAGCATCACCGTACCCGTCGCGGCCAGCACCTGCGCCGCCGTCTTCGTAGCAGAGCGGTACTGATCCACCGTCAGTGACACGTTGCCCGTGCCGTCGGCTGTGTGCTGACGCCACGCGGGAACGTGCAGCCGGTACTCCAGTGGGTCGGAGTGGACGACCGTCAGCCGCCATTCGCCCGGCCCCCACTCGGGATCGCTGCCGGAATCCGGCACGAGCGGTGCGAACGAAAGCCCGATCTCCGTGAACACCCGCTGCCATCCCTGCGTCGGAATCGCAGCCCCGGTGTTGCGCGGAGTAGGCGCGATCGTCGCCGCCGCCGCGATCGCGGCCCGCTCGTCCACGCCTGCCGATCGGTTCTTTCGCACCCACGAGATCGCCGAGCGATAGACCGCCACAATCTCGGAGTCTTCGAGCGGCGGCTTGCACATCACGACGTTGACGGCACGCAACTTGAGCAGCAGGTCTTGCTGCTCTCGCTCATCGTCGAGGTTCGGCCCCGCACGAAACGCCTCCGAGACGGCGAAGCGGTGCAGTTCGTTGTTCCGCTCTCCGGTCTTCACGTCGCGGTGCAGCACCTCGCGCGCTGGCGACCTCGCTACGCTCGTCCGCAGTTGCCCGCTGCCGTCGTCATTCCAGAGCAGGGCGACCAACTTCTCAGGAAGCGGTGCCAATTCCACGTCGTCCGGCGACAGTCCCGGAACCCAATCGTAGTAGACGCCGGTATGGTGCCGACTCGGCGGCAGCACCGACTGCGCCGCCTTGCCGCCGTTGCCGATACGAACCTCGATGCCGAGCGGCTTGCGCACCTGCACCGCAGGCAGACCCTCGTCCCAGCGGAACAGCCGATGCGGACCACGACCGGCGCGATACGTCGGCGTCCAGACTTCACCCAGGCCGAGCGACTCCCACGCCGCCTTCGCATCGTCGTCGTCAAGCTCAACGTCCACGACGCCAGACGCAGGCCCGAGCAGGACTCCAATGTTGACCGGCTTGTTGCCCTGAAACCACGACAGGATCGTCTCCTCGTCGTCCGATGCGTGCAGTTGCCAGCCGTCTCCTCCTGCCGGGTGCTTGCCCGGCGTCCCGCAGTCCTTGCCTTTCCAGCAAGTGCAGACCTTTGGCTCGGTGACGCCGTAGAGCGGCACCAACTTCCATCCTCGCGCCGCGTACGAAAGCGCGACGTTCACAATCGACGTGGTCATGATTCCTCCGTGTGATGAGAGCCCCCCCGCCGCGTCTCCACGCGGCGGGGGGTACATGCGACCGACGAGCCGATCCCTGACTACGACGCTTCCTGCGTCACGTCGATCTGAGTCGCCACGCGGGACAGCGGCACCGTGTAGAGCCGCTTCACGATCTCGCCTTCCTCCTTCGAGAGCGTGCCGGTGAGCTTCGGCACGATCTGCGAGTAGGGCTGGCCGCCCGCGTTTTCAACCCGGTCGAGCGTCAGGCTGACCACCGCGCGGAAGTGCGGCACCGGAAGCCGCTTCACGAACGGCGTCACAGTCTTCAGCGACCCCGGCCCAGCCGTGACCAGCAGCGGCCACGCCTCGTCCTGCCGCAGCACGGCGAGCAGCCTGCTCTCCTTGCACCGCTTGCCGCGACCGGACTTGCTCGTGCCGTACTGGTTGTACGGAAGCCTCGTCCAGTCATAGAGCCGGTCGCCAACGCGACACGACTCCAACGCATCCTCGTCGAGGTCGCCGATGTCGTCGTTGACCCTGACCGCAGTCATGAGGTCATACGAGACGAGCACCGGAGACACCTTGCCCTGCGGTTCCTCCGATCCCCACAGCGTGCCACGCACGCCGTAGTAGACGAGCACGCCGTCGATGGACTTGGCACTCTGCTCGTTGTTGCCGCTGTCCATCCAACTCCAGACTTTGCCTCCGCCAGCGGGCGTCGGCACACGGGGCAGGTCCGACGCGTTGAGCGTCTCGCCCGGTCCCAGGTTCGCCATCAGAGCCTCGCGCACGTCCGAGTCGGGACGCAGCGCGAGGAACTTGGAGTCCGTCCCAGTAATCAACTCACCTGTCGGTGCCATCGTGGCACTCCTTTCTTTGAGGATAGAAACGATACCCGAACAATCAACCGAGCGTGCGATGCGACAGCCGCATCTCACGGAACTCCGAAATCAAACCCTCGAACGGCGTGCCCTCGGCCAGCCCGCCTTCGGTGCCGTCCTGTCCGCGCCGCTCCTCCAGCAACCAACTCTTCAAGCTCGCCGTGTTGACCGACACGAGCTCGGGGCAGGCTTCGCTGGCGATCTCCAGCACCCGCTCCTTGTTCTCAGTCGGAATCGACACCGCGAAGAACTCCCGCACGAACCACGACTTGCCCGCCGCACGCACGCCGTCGAGGCCCGAGAGCGACAACTGCTCGACGGCGAGCGACTCCACGCCTTTCAGTTCCTTGCTCACCTTCGCCAGTTCCGCCGAGATGCGGTCCTTGGCGTCCTGCAACTCGGCCACGCGCTCCAGCAGTTTCGACAACTGCATGGATTGTTCGTGCTGTCCGTCGATCTCGTCTTCAAATCTAGTGCTCATGCCACCGACTCCTGTCTCGGCGTCAACCGTTGCAGCACTGCCTCGACGACGTGCCGACGCTCCCGTAGTGCTGCATACACCTGCGCGTCCACCGTGCCTTCACAGACGAGGTGGTAGTAACGCACGCATCGCGTCTGCCCCGGTCGCCGCAGCCGTGCCAGACTCTGCTCGTAGTCGCCCAGGCTGAAGCCGAGCGAGTAGTAGAAGGCGTAAGCGGCACGCGAGCAGTCGATGCCAACGCCTCCTGACTGCATCTGCACGCCGAGAATCACCGCGTCGCCTCGCTGCCACCGTTCGAGGTCTTTCCGCTCGCCGGATACCTCGGCGTACTCGCGTCCCAACTCGCGTGCCACGGCGGCAACGTCTTCGAGGTCGGAGCGAAACCGGCAGAACACGACTACCGGCTCGGTCACCGGCAGGTCTTCGAGACGATCGGCCAGCACCATCCGCTTCGCTGGCGTGCCGTCGATCGGCACGACCTCCGCACTGCCGTCGATGCGGGCATATCCGCCGGTCGCCTGCTGCATCCGCAGGAGCTTCGTGAGCGCGTTCGCCGCCGTGACCGTCCCAGACTCGATCTCCGCGACCATCTCCGATTCGAGCGACCGATAGAACCGCTGAACCTTCGGCGACAACTCCACCGGCAACGTCTCATGAATCGCCTCGGGCAGGTCGAGCACCTCGTCTGCCGTGACGCGGAACGAGTGCGCGTCGAGCTTCGCGGTCAACTCGTCTTGGTTTTTCCAATACTTCACCTTCGATGGAAACCTCGTGTCACACTCGGCGAATCGAGCACGCATCCTCGCGAACGAAGTGCCGTACACCTGCGGATCGAGGAACCGAAACTGCCCGTACAGGTCGAGCGGCCAGTGCGGCATCGGCGTCCCGGTGAGGCACAGCCTCCTCGCATGCGGCTGCTTCGCAGCGAGCCTCGCGAGATATCGACTCGCGGCACCGCCCGGTGCCTTGATCCGATGCGACTCGTCCAGCACGATCGCCGCCCACTTGACCAACTCGATCGTCGGAGCCAGAGCCGACCGCCAGATCGACTCGTAGTTCGTCACGACGACGAGGCACTTCCCGCCCGCGACCGACAAGGCGGACTGCAGCCGCTCGGCTCGCTGCTTGCCCGTGCCACGGGACAGGTCGAGATAGACCAGCGGATGCCGCATCGCGTCGAGGGCCAGCAGGGCCGCGAACGTCTTGCCGGTGCCCATATCCATCGCGAGCATTCCGGCGTGCCGCTCGGCGTACCACGCCGCAGCCTGCGACTGATGCGACCACGCGGCCAACTCACCTCGCGTCGCAGCCTCGACGACGCGCCCCCAGGCCGGTGCAACGGCTTGCGGGCAGACGACGAGCAGATGCGGACGCCGCTTCATGCGATCGAACGAGTCGTGCCAACTCATTGCTCTTCTCCTTTTTCAACCGTCGCTCATCGGGCCAGCCTTGCCACCAGCGCGAAGCACCTGCCGACTCTGCGACTCGATGCTTCCGTCGCACGTCCACTGCTTGAGCTCTACCCTCGGCTCGTGCTCGCGAATCCACCCGCGCAGCAACCTCGCGTACTCGATCGCCTCGCCGAGCAGCTTCTCTTGGTTGCACCTACTGCCGTGTTGGACGAGGTACTCCAATCGCCCGACGACGATGTCGATCGCCGAGCCGACGCCGAGAACCGAACGCTCGCCGGTCTTGACATGCCAGTTCACGCTGCCACCTCCGTCTGCAACTCTTCGATCTTGCTGCGGCAGGCCGCCGCGAACTGCTCTTCGAGACGCCCGAGCCCTGCGATCGCTTCGGCAACGGCTTCCTCTCTCGTGGCGAACACGGGCTCGTCCTCACGCCCGTAGTTCGGATCGACTCGGCCTGTGGCGAGATCCCGATACATCGTCTTGCCCTGCCACTCGACCGGCTCGACTTCGCTGATGTGCGCGATGACCTGCTGGTCGTAAGACGACACGAACACGTAGACCCGAAACATGACTCGCACTCCCTGCGTCCGTTCGTTTGAAAGAAAGAGCCCGGCGGGGCGGGAGAACGGAGGAAACCCGCTCCCGCCGGGCGAACCGTGGTGGACTAAGCCACGGTCAGAGTGCGAGAGCGATTCGCTCGGCGGCTGCGACCTTCGTGTCGTGCAGCGCGCTGATGATCCGCTCCATTTCGGTCGGTCGTCCGCGTCGCGTCGCGTCGTGCTGGACGAACCCTTGCACGGCGTTGAACGCATCCCAGCCGGTCACGACAAAGTCGTTGCCCATCGTGCCGCGACCGGTGCGAACCCGCTCGCTCTGGAGTCGCCGGAATATCGCCTCGGTGCGGTTGCGGTGGATCGTCACCGACCGCCCCTCGTCGCTCTTCGGCTCTCCGTAGACGGCATTGAGGAACTCGACCATGCGAACCTCGCGGTTCGCCATCTGCTGCACGACCGTCTGCAGGTTGCCCCACGTCTGCTCCAGCGAAGCGAACGTCGTGACGAGCTCGTCCATCTGGAGTCTCAGGCTCGACGTGTGCCGGATCGACACGGTCGTGCCCTCGGCCTGCCGCAGGATCATCATGTTGCGGCACAGGTCGCGGTACAGACCGAGCGAGGCCCGGAACGCCTGCCCACCGTAGCCCGCGTCGATCACGATGCGCGGAAACACGTTGTCGGCTGTGCCGTACACCGCGAGCCGCTGCTCCTTGCTCGGCTGAATCGAGACGTAGTGACCGTGGTCGAAATGACACTTCACGTCGGCCACGCCATCGAACGCATGCCCAGCAGCCTCGACGAGGGCCAGCACATCGTCGGTCGTGTGCGGCTCGTATCGATCGCTGACCGATCCGTATCCGACCGCCGCGCCGTCGTCGCTCTTGAAGAGCCCGTAGAACGGCGTCCGCATACCATCCGGTCCCGAGAGCGGGAACTTGTCCACGCTGAAACCGAACGCAGAACGCACGCGATCCGCCACGTTGTTCGCAATCATCGTCGTCATGTCAGAGTCCTCCGTTAGTTACCGAACCTAAACAATCAGTCCAGCGGCACGGCCGACGAGGCCGGGCCGATTACGTATCCGAACAATCAGCCGACCGTGATCTCCTCGACCACAAGTCCTTCCTGCTGCCGGATCACGGCACACAGGCTCTCGATCAACGCGAGTGTGGCATCCACGCTGGCTGGATTGTCTCCGACCTTCGTCGTGAGCCGCGTCCGCATGTCGTCGCGGCCGAGGTAGTTAATCGCGTCCTTGATCTTCTTGAAGTCCATCTTGCTGGCTGGGGTCATCGTCGTGTCTCCGTTTCGTCGTCTGTCGCGGTGTCCGCCGCGAACTCCCTCATCATACCCTATCGGCTTTCGCCGTCAATAGGCTTTCCAAAATATTTTTTGCCTCGTTTTGCCCCGTGTTTCAGGGGTTCACCGGATCACCCCCAGGGCCGCGTCGGCCAAATCGAGCGTGGCCCGCCCGAACCGGGCTAGCGGGCGAGGCTCCGGTGCTGGCTGCGGGGCGTAGCCGTACGTGACCGGCTGCATCCGCACCGCCATGTCGAGCACAGCGAGCCGTTCGCGGACTTCGACCACGAGCGCCGCAGCGACGACCATGACGAGCACGACGCATGCGGTGCGGACGAGGTCGCGGATCATGACTGCGCCTCCCGCTTCGCCGCGAGCTTCGCCGCCTTGCGTGCCGCAGCACGCGCCGCCTTCGCCATCAAGTGCTCGGCGCTTTCCGACAGCCACGACGCCACAGCCATCGCTTCCTGCGGCGTGAGGAATATCAGAGCCGGAAGCCGCTCGTGCGGATCGGTCGCGTCACGTGCGGGCCAGACTCCGATGCCGACTACGTCTTCGTGACGCCGCATCTCGATCTCTGCAGGCCGTCGAACGAACTTCGTCTGCCGTTTGTAGAAGAACGCCTGCCGTTTCATTTCTTTCTCCTTCTTGCCTTCGCCTTGCGGGTCTTTTCCAATTCGACCATAGCGTCAGCCACAATCTTTGCCGCCTCGGGGTTCCACCGCGCGAGCGCGGCACCGAGCATCATCATCCGCATCTCCAGGTCGCTCGGCTTGCTCATGCCGCCACCTCCTTGTCCACAGGCCACCAGTACGGAAGGTCGGCTGGCTCCTGCCATTCGAACTGACCGTAGTGTCGGGCGTCCTTGCGGAGCAGGTTGCTCCGGTGCGAGGCGTGCAGCCGGTCGTAGCCGAGCCAGTTGGGCGAGGAGTGCCACCGGCTGCTTGACAGCAGTCGGTCGCACACAGCACGGAACTGCTCCCGCAGCGTGTCTTTGAATCCGCGATTCCGCCACGCCGCACACATGATCTCGGCGTACTCGGCCAGGGCAAGCTCGTGGCCTCGCCACATACGGACAGCGGGATGGTTCCGCCACCGCGATGCCGGGTTGCCGCGATGCTCGCCAACGTCGACTCCGAGCGTGAGCAAAATCTGCTTGCACTCGACCCGCTGCTTGCCGAGTCGCCGATTGTCGAGGCACCGGGCCGAGGCCCAGATGTTGGGGTAGGGCAGGAAGGTTTGCATTACCGCACCTCCGATACGTCAGCGTGCTTGAACGCCTGCTTGATCGTCTCCAGCACCACGTCTTCCGGTGCGGACAACTTGCCGTCGGGGCAGGGGAACGCAGCCGACCATGCCAGCGGCGTCTCGCCTGCTCGCCCCCAGAACATCATGATGAGGAACTCGTGGCCGATTGCAGCGACTCGGAGATTGTTGAAGTCCCAGTGCCAATCTCCGTTTTTGAACCCGTGCTGCTCTAGCCATTGCTCGATTCGCTTCGTCATCGCATCGTCCTCCGTTGTTAGCAGTCCCGAACAATTATCCCTGCCGCCGGGCGGCGGCGGCACCGTAGTAGTTGACCTTGCGGCGGTACTTGCTCACCTTCGTCTTCGCCATCTTGAGCTTCCGCTCCCATTGGGCGAGGAGCATTGCAGCCCGCTCGGCCCGGCGATCCACGACGCTCGGCTTCGGCTTCACCGGCCGCTTGGACGGCTCGCGGAGCCACTCAGCAAGCAGCGTCTCGCGGGCTTCGCGGAAGGCGAGCAGGGTTCGCCAGTGGATCGCACGCACGCGCGGTTCGGAGTTGAGCCTTGCTCGTTCGTCCCATGTTCGCGAGACCGCATAGCAGCGTGCGTGTTCAAGTTCGTGGGCGAGCATCATGACGAACACTTCCCACTCGTCGTTGGCAAACCGATCCGCCTCGCTGCGGTTGTGGCCTGCTGGCGTCGGGTACCGAATGTTGCGACCGAGCAGCACTTGCACGAGCCGCTCGCCATGCTTGTACCAGCCGCCCCACGTATCGCCGTTCTTCCACTGTGCCGACTTGCGGTAGCCGACCTCGACGTTCAGCGTCCGCAGAACCTTGCCGTCGAGCCCGATCTGCTTCGCCGCCCAGCGGGCGGCTCGCCGCACTACGTGCGACGGGTAGCCCGGGTGCTTCGTGGTGATCTTCATCGTCTCGTCCTCCGTTGAAGTCCCGCCCGCACTGCGGAACGTCCGCAGTGCGGGTATCCGAACAATCACCACCACTTCGTCTGGCTGGGTTTGCCGCCCTTGGCGATGCAGGTGTCGATGTAGCCCTGCCACTCGCGGAGCAGTTCGGGCGTCTCGCCCTCGTCGCTCATCTGGTTCTCAATGCTGCTCCGCTCAAAGCACTCGACGCACAGCCCGCAGTTCTCGTTGTCACCGCGCCCGGTCTGCCGGGTCTGGCGGCAGCAGTCGCCGCACGTGTAGCAGCCGCCCCGACCGAACTTGCTGGAAGCCTTCATCGTTCGTCCTCCGTTTGGCGTCTCGCGGTGTCCGCCGCGTTGACCCCTGCATTATAACCTATCGGCGTTTCGCGTCAATAGGCTTTCGAAAAAATCGTGGGAGGGCCGTTTTTCCCTATATAGAAGGGGTTTTTCGGATTGGGGCGGCGTCCAAAAAGTCGATGCTGATCCGTAGACGCCAGAGTTTTCGCGTCAAAACCCGTTTTCGCGGGCGTTTTATCGGGCCGCAATCCTTTGCGCCGCAAGGGATTAGGAGCCGCCCCGCGAAAAACGCGACGCCGCGAAGCCTTTTTGGCCCTGCGTTTTTCTTCTCTATAACGCCTAGGACCGCTTCCGCTTCGCCTTGCCCCTGGAGGCGATCCAGACCGGATTGCCGCTCGTCTCGTGGATAAACGGCTTGAGCAGGGCGAGCTCGTGCTCGGCGACCGCGACGATGCGGGTGCCGTCAGCGAGGATTCCGACGCCGCGCGACTTCGCGATGCGCCGCACGGTCGGCGACGAGCAGCCGAGTCGCTTCGCGGCAGTTTCCATCGACAGGTAGACCACGTCCTTTTCTCCCATCTGCCCGTTCACCTCCATTCGTAGTCTCGATGACGCGTCGAGTCAATACGCTGAGTCACGCGCGTGACCGCTTTCTTCCCGAGAGGGTGGGGTCTCGCTTGAGGTACTCCTCGTGGTTTTTCGCCACTGACGCGCGGCTCACCGCCCACGCGCGGCCAGAGAGCCGGAAGCCTTCGAGCTCGCCGCGTTCGATCATCCGAATGACCCAAACGTCCGAGCATCCGAGGATTTCTGCAGCCTTCGGAACCGAAATGTAGTCCGGTTGCTTGACCATTGTTCGCGATCCTGTAGTTTCGATCGAAGCAAGGCACGCCCGCCAATCCCCTCGGACTGGCGGGCGTGCAATGGCGGGGACAGGATTCGCGGACGGCCGACTAATCGTTTCAACCCCTACAGGCAGGAGCCGACTTGCGACGCTTGGATGCGTGACCTATCCCCTACGAGGAGGCACGCGATGACGCTGCAGAATCTGTTCGATGACTACTACCGTCCGCTGCGGCTGCGCGGACGATCAGCAAACACGAGCCGCCTGTACGGATGCACGATTCGCTCGTTCTGGAAGTGGCTGCGGCACGAGCCGACGATTGACGACCTGACCGATCTGACGATCAGCCGGTTTCTTGAGCACCGTGGCAGCACGCGCAGTCCATACACGGCCGAGAAGGAACGCACGCAGCTCATCGCGCTCTGGCGGTTCGCCGCTGATCGCGGATTCGTTCGGGACCGGCCGTGCGTGCCGCCCGCTCCGCTGCCAGACCGCATTCCAGAGGCGTGGAGCGTCGATCAGTTGCGGTCCCTCGTGCGTGCCGCCGTGGCGACACCTGGACGCGTCGGCACGGTGCCAGCGGGCATCTGGTACGCCGCGCTCGTGAACGTGCTGTGGGAAACAGCCGAGCGTATCGGAGCCGTGCTGGCATGTCGGCCAGAGGACTTGGCCTCGCCGTTTCTCAGCGTGCGAGCCGAGTATCGGAAGGGCGGCAAGCGAGACCGTGCGTACCGGCTCACTCCGGTGACGTATGACCTCGTCGCCAGAGCGTGCGGCAAAAACCGCGTGTTCGAGTGGCCTGGCTCGCGAGAGTACCTCTGGACGAAGTATCGCGATGTCGTGCGTCGTGCCGGATTGCCCACGGGCCGCAAGTGCGGCTTTCATCAGTTGCGACGCTCTGCGGCATCGCACTACGCCGCCCTCGGGGGCGACGCCGTCAAGTTGCTAGATCACTCCAGCCCGCGAATCACACACCGCTGGTATCTCGATCGCCGCCTGACTGATCGCGATCCGCCGCCTTGCGAGGTGCTACCGGGAATCAACTGACCAGGGTCACTCTTTCCACCAATCGTCCGACGTATCTTCGCCGAGGCGATCGACGATTTGCTGGAGCGACTCGACGATTGACGTGAAATTCCGGTTGCAGTGCTCGGCGTTCTGGTTGGCAGACTCTACGAGCGTCCGCATCGCTTCGGCCATCGACCGCTGGTTCGACGCCATCACGGCGACAACGGACGCCAGTTGATCGACGCGTCGCCGCAGGTCGCCGAACATCACGCGTCCTCGCTCTGGAGCACGGCGATGATCGCGAGGAGGCGAGCCCGCTCCGCGAGCAGGCGGATCACGTCGCCAGCGAGCGTGCCGCTCGTGCCGGTGTAGGCACCGCTGAACCGCCGGGCGCGGTGCTCGATCTGCGCGAGGTCGTCCTCGGTGAGTGGCGGGTGCGAGTCACGCTTCGGCATCGCGATCCTCACGGTGCAGGAGCAAGGCGAGCAGTGCGTAGGACGCGAGGTCGAACAGGTTGTCTTCGAGCGACTCGTTCTCCAGCCGCCCGGTGGCGTTGTAGGCGGCGAGCCTCGTGACCTTGTCGGAGAGCCTGACCATCGCGCCCTTCCACGACGGGATGCCGACGAACCGCGCCCCGTTGCGGATGTTCGCGAGCGGATCTTCGCCGCTCGGGCACCCGTAGTCTCGGCTCTTCCGCCGGTGCATCTCCTTCATCTGATCGCACAAGTCGAAGAACGCCTGCGACGTGGGATGCGTCTCCCTCGCGACCCGCGCGGGCCGCGCCTCCTCGACGAGTCGGGCGAAACCTTTGACCGCCTCGACCCGCGCGGCGTATTCGGGCGGCGTCCACTCGGCGTAGACCTCGGATGATTCTTCGGTGGCTGCCGCGTCGCTCAGCACCCTCGTCGCCGCCTCCAGTGCAGGCTGGCATCCCTCCAGGCTCGCCGCCATCGGTGATCGTCCAGCGAGGCGGGACTCGACGGCGTTGCGAAGGGCGGCGTTGGCTGATTCGAGCGTTGCTTCGGTCATGTCTTTCCTCGGAGGTCTCGATCGCAGAACACGGGATAGGCTCGCGTCACCTCGCGGCGATGGTGATCGACCACGAACGCCGCTTGACACGGCGGCTCGTAGCTCGCCTTGATTCGCACAGAGTACGCAGACGGTCCAATCACGCTTCCGTTCGTGACGTAGCGTCCCGAGCGTGACCACGAAAACTGGTGCCAGTGCCCGAGGCACGTGAGGTCCGCACGTCGCGTCGAGTCCCACGCGGCGATCGCCTTGTTCAGCGGGACGTGAATCCCGCCGATGCCGCCCTGGTACCGAACGGCGTGTCCGTGCATGAACCGAATAGTGAACCCGTCGAGATCGACATAGTTGAGGTGCCCTTCGCCCACTCGCCACGCGACGTTCTTCCGCGACTCCGCAGCCGCCATCGTCACGTAGAGATGGTGTTCGTAGGACGTATCCGCTTCGTTCGTGCGGAGCTTCTCGGTCGTCCTCCCGTGATTCCCGCACGACGTGACGACCAGCACCTCGCTGGCCGTGTCGCTCACGGCGTCGATGAATCCACGCAGCCGCTCGCCGATCCACCGGAGAGCCGCGAGCGGGTGCAGAGAGTTCTCCTCCGCGAGCTCGGGATGGATCATCCCAGAGATGAGATCGCCGCCCAGCCAGACGACGACGCGGTCGATCTTGCACAGTTGCCGCTCGTGTTCGAGCAGGGCGAAGAATCGCTCGCTCAACTCGGCGAGCCGGGCGTCGCACACGTCGAGGTCGAAGGCGTTGAGTCCGTTGACCTGCTCGCTCCGCACCGTCTCTTCGCAGTGGATGTCGGAGAGCAACACGACCATCGACGCGGGGTGCCGCTTGCCCTTTACGCTTTTGGTTAGCGGGCGCTTCGCCTCGATACCCTTGAGCCCGACGAACGCGTCGGCACGCTCCCGCTCGCGGTCGATCTGAGCGAGTGCGGATCGGTAGCGCCCCTTCAGCGCCGCCACCTCGGCACGAAGGCGTGCGACCTCGGCGTCGGCTGCGAGTTGCTCGGCCGTCGCGGCGGCAGTGATGACGCTGTCGGTCAGTGAGTCTTTCGCGCTGCGTTGAGCCAATGCTCGACTCCTTGCACGCCGCTGACAGGAAACCCACGCTCACGACACGTCTCGATGATCGCCCTCGCGAGCGCCCTCTTCTGGATCGCCACCTCGCCACTCGCCCACCTGGACCGCAGCGACTCCAGTTCCGCGAGTGCGTCGGGCGGCAGCTTGCAGTGCCACGCGACGAATCCCGGCTGATAGTTGGCGGCTCGCCCGAGCACGTCGTCCGCAATCGAGACACGCTTCTGCTTACTCGCCACGCGGCACCTCCCGGTAACGCAGGATCTGCCAGAGGACACGACGCTGGACGCGGGCCAACTCGGTCACCGTCTCCTCGGAGATCGTGGAGCCGAGCACCGCATGGGCGATCTCGTGGAGGACGGTTTCGAGACGCTGCGAGCCGGTCAGTCGAGAATCGACCAGCATCTTCGGCGGCTTTTCGTCATAGCACGTCCAGCCGTCAGCCTTGCCTGTGAGACGCGAGAAGCGCAGGAGCCACTTCTCGCCCGCGATCGTGATCGTGTGATCATCCGCCACGGCACCCGTCCTCCTGCGTCCATGGTGGATAGAGTGTCAATTCGCAGCGGCACGCCGGGCGTTGCGGATGGCACGGCGCACGAGCAGGCGACCGGCGATGTCAAGGAAGGGGAGTCCGCGAGCCTCCGCTTCCGCACGCATCACGGCGACGACCTCCTCGATGCGTTCGGGCTTCTCGCACTCGTCTGCACCCCACGCGTTCATCTCAGTTGCCTTCGCTCGGCACTGGCAGGTCGGCGTCGGCTCGATGCCGAATCGCTTCAGGAGTTTGGAGAGTTCAGTGCCGGGGCCGGATGGCAGTGGCGGCTCAATGCCGCAAGTGGCAAAGACCGGCTGACCTAGACACTTCACCTCGCGACCGCACCGAGAGCATCGCATACTGCCGCCGTCGCACGGCAACCACTCGCAGTGCATCAAGCCGCCTCCAGCGTAAACGCGACGGAGCTAATGTTGAAGGAATCGCACCCTCCCACTCCCGGTCTCCGGATGTTGGCAGTGCCGCTCAGCGGCAGCGCGCAAACACTGCCGATTGCAGTAGCAAAAAAACGCCCTGAAGCGCCGATACAGTTGCCAAAAACGGTTACATCCCCGAATCGAATGACGATCACGACATTCAGTTGGTTCGGGATAACGCGACGATCGACGCTAATTGCGAGACCGGCGCTCCCCGGGTTGAATCCGCTCTGACCGCACTCACTACATAGTGTCGCACGAGGGAAAAAACTTGCATCCCACAGCGTGCATCCAGAGTCAGGGTCACGCAGAGGAAGAATGAACGTGGACGGCACGGCAAACTCTAGGTCGCTCTCATCGAACTCGGAGTTCGCGCCAAATGACACTTGGGTAATTTGCATCGATATCTGCGATGGCACTCCGTTTCCGTTGCATTCAGTGGCGCATGATATTTGAGGACTGCAGCAAGGGCACGCCATGGCTTACACTCCAGGCTGGTAGGTCATTCCGGCCAGCGACAAGAACGAAGCCGTGTATGTCGAAAACACTATCGTCACCGTGGCGGTGACCGGAGTCTTTGTTACTGTGATCGCGCAGTTCGTGGTGTTGAGCGTCGCGGCGATGAGCATGTCGGTGACGACCGTGCGTGTCGTAATGCCGCCCGCGAAGAGGTGGCCGAAACTCTGGTTTTTCCCAACGTCCACGAGGTGCCATGCCGTACCGTCCTTGGCGATACTGCACGCGATTTCATTGTTTGCAGGAACACTGGAGAGAGGGAATGTGCGATTGAACGCGTTGACCGTCTGTCCCGTCAGCACGATCTCGACAGTTTTCGTGCTGTTCGGGCTCCACGCACCCGAGAACGTGGCGATGCGGAAGGTCTTCTGCGAGTCAGACGAGACGACTCCGAACCGCAGTGGCAAGGCGCTCCGATCTCCCGCCTCGTAGTCACGCACGACCGCCGCGATCCGCTCGGCAGAGCCCTTCGTGAACGTCACGCGCTGCGGCCGTGCCGCTTGTCCGTCCGGCCTCTGGGGCATCTCAGCCCTCGTAGATCAAGATGACGAGACGAGAGTTGGCGACCACCGCCTTCGCGCCGTAGTCGCCTGCCGCGAGTCGCATCACCGCAGCCTCGCCAGCACGCAGCGTCACGGCTTCGTAGAGCGTCGTGCCGTCCAGCCTGCCGAACGACACGGTGTGCGTACCGGTCGTCGCGAGCGACCGAGCGAAAGCGATCCCGACGCTGGAGAGCGACGCTGTCGAGATCGCCTGCGTAGCGGTCCCGAGGTTCAGCGTCAGGGCGATCATACCCGTGGTGTTCATGTCCGCAGTCACGCCGCTCGCGGCGAACGACTGCGAGAGCGCGCCCTTTGCGACTTGCCCGTTGATCGTGTAGTTCACGTCTGCCATGTCGTGCCTCAGAACGGTGGGGTGCCGAAGTAAGTAGAGAAATCAACCTCGCGAAAAACGCGACGCTCAAGAATGATCGGCAGAGAGCCTTCTGCTGCGAGGTCTCCAGACTCTGTCAGCGCGACGGGATTCGCCGACGCGATCGCCTCGCCATTCAGCTCTACGGTCGCTCGCTTCTTCTCGCTGCCTTGGATGTAGTTCAGCCCAATGTTGGGCAAAAGCAGATTCCACCCGGTCTGCCGAAACACGAGCTCAGTCGTGCCGCTCCAGTAGTTGACCTCGACGCCGTTGACGACCTCAGATTGCTTGCTCGCTGAGATACCCGCGCACTGCCACGTGTGCTTGGCACCCCAGAGATACGGACCGGCGTTGACGCAGTTCGTGACAGCCGAGGCGAGCGCCGACGGGAACGCGGCACGATTCCATGCGATCGTCGCTCGCACCTCGGCTTCGAGCGTGGTCAGTCCCTCGAAATAATCATTGGCGGCATTGACGAGCGGGCGTCGGTCGCCGTTGCCGCTGCCGTGGTAGTAGACGAGGGCAGGCACCTGGGCACCGCCGGTCGAGAACGACCACACGTCAGGACGAGCGAGAGGGTTCGGCTGAAAATCCGTCGTGCCGACCTGCGGGAGTTCGTAACTGTACGTCGCCTCGACGTGGTATCGGTCGGTCTCGGTGAACGACCCATTCGTGCAGACGAGGTACGCGTACTCTGGGTGCGTGCTGCCGTGGTAGATCCCGACCGCATCGAGCACAGCCTGCTGCGTCTCTGGCGCATCGACCGTGACGATGACCTTGCGCTGGGCCGTCGGCGACGAGCCGAACCGGTGCTCGAACGTGCGAGGGAGGATCTCGGTGGTTTGCAGGATTGCCATGAGTTAGCCGCCGAGGATCTCGACCGGATTCGCACCGATAGCGATGAGTGCCTGCTTGATCTCATCGAGCTTCCGCACTTGCTGGCGTGCCTGCTCGACGGCTGGGTCTTCACGCCCTGTCGCGAAAGCGAGAAACTGCGACGCCCCCTCTGCGGTCCGCAAGTCGTTGACGCTGAGCGCCCTCTGCGCGGGGCGGCTGAGCTCGGCAGCAATGTCGGCGCGTATTGAAATTCCCTCGGCGGCGAGGTTTTCGAGCGCCTGCCTTGCCTCGCCCCCATTGACGAGACCTCGATCGAAAGCCTCGCGGACCTTCACGAACTGGTCTCGCAGCGTCGTCACCGGCTTCAGGAGTCCTTCGTCGATGCCAAAGGCGGCGAGGTCGCGCTCTCTGGCCTGCCGCTTAGCTTCAATCGTCGCAGCCGCTGCGGTCTCCTGAGTCAGACGCAGCCGCTCCTGCGCCGCTTGGAGCGAAGCCCGATCGCCGCTCTGCTTCGCCGCCGCGACAGCCGCCTCGGCGTCAGCGAGCGACTGCGTGATGGCGAGCAAATCCTTCGACAACTGGACGCGAGACTGCTCTGCCGCCGAAACGCCAGCCGAAGCGAGTTCTTCCGTTCTCTTGCGTGCCGCATCGGACGCCTGCTGCGCCGCCTGGGCTGCCGCCTTCGTCGCCTCCTCTTCAGCCTTGCGTGCCTCGACGATCTTCTGAATCTCGACGAGAACGACTGCGGCCGACTCGGCGATCGCTTCCTGCTGACTCGCTGAATCGACGATGCCCTTCTCAACGCCTTGGATGTAGAACGTTAGCGTCTCGAACGCCTCTCCGACGGCGACGGGAACATTCGCCAGACCGCCAGCCTCTTTCGCAAGATTGCGGAACGCGGTGCTAGCCTCGTTGATGCTGTCTTGAACGAGCGTCTGCTCAGTGATCTCGGCTGGCAACTTGAAAGCCTGCGTCGCCTCGTTGCCAAACTCACGCACGGCTTGTGTTGCGTCGCGAGTGGACTGCTCGGCGATCGCGATAGCAGCGTTTGCTTTTGCGATTGCAGCCTGCGACTCCGCTCCTGCGTCGCTGGCAGACGATGCCCAGTTCAAGAGAGCCCCAGCCGCAGTGCCTGCCAGCACGACGATGAGCCCGATACCAGTGCGAGACAGGAGAGTCGTGATCGCTGCCGAAAGCGTTGCCGTGGCAGTGGCAGCCGACAGTCCCGCTAATGAATACCCAGCCAGCGCACCGGCAGCAGCCAGAGCACCGACAGCAGCGCCTTGAAGGTTTTTGGCGATGAAAGAAAGTGAGCTCGCAATCGCCGGAAACACAGTCGCCGCCAGCGGAGCCGTCGATTGATAGACCGACAGGAATGCCTCGCCGAACGCTGAAACAACCTGGGACGCACCGCCGAGGAGAGATGTGATCGACGTGGCGATCTGTCGCACGTCGAGGGATGCGATGAAGGTGGCGGCGTTCTCCGCTGCGTCAACCAGCGCGGGGGCAAGCTCCGCAACTACGCGAGCCGTGAAGGCACGAAACGTAGCCGATACCTTTCCGAGCGAGTCGTCGAGCGTAGCGAGGCTTCTCACCTGCGGCTCGCCGAGGACGAGACCGAGACGCACCGCCTCGCCCCGCATGTCCGCAAGAAAACCTGCTCCCTCTGCAAACACAGGCACAAGTTCGGCACCAGCCTTGCCGAACACGCTGACCGCAGCCGCCGCCTGCTGCGCTGGGTTTGGGAGTTTCGCGATCGCTGCCGCTACCGCCTCGAACGCCGCCTCTGGGCTCAGTTGCGTCAACTGATCGACCGACAGCCCAAGGTCCGCGAATGACTTCGCGGTAGCCTTGTTGCCCGTCTGCGCCTCGCCCAGATTGATGCCGAGCTTCTGGACGCTGCGACCAAACGTCTCGACGCTGACGCCGCTTTGCTCGGCGGCGAACTGATACGCCTGAAGTGCCTGCGTGCTAGCGCCCGTGCGCTTGCTCAGGTCGTCCACGCCTGCGATCGCTGCGGCAGAACCGGAGACAATCGCCGAGAGCGACCTTGTCGCCGCCGTGATGGACGACACGAATACGCGGGAAATCTCGATCGTCTTCAGAACGCCCAGGTCGGCGGAAGCCTTGCGTCCAGCCTGGGCCATGCCTTGCAGCTTCGCTGACACATCGCGAGCCGCTGACGCGAGTTGCGTCGTGTTCGCGCTGATCTGCATCGCGAGCGCAAGATCGGTAGCCATGCTATCCTTCCAAGTCTGCCTTCATCTTCGCGATCGTCGCGTGAATCTGAGTCCAGTGCTGCGGCGTACTTGTGTCGATTGGAATGAACTGCTCCGGGCTCGGCGTTTTCTTTGTGTGCGGAGCGAGCTCGCACGTGGCGAGCATTGCCATCTGCATCCAACTGTCGTTGAGCGGGCGAAACCATCGCGAGTACGCGATCCACGTCGAGAACTCTCGCGAGTCCATCTGGTCGATTTCAGCGAGCGTTTTCCCGAGATGCCCAGCCAGACGCAGCTTGAACAGCAGCGAGGGCCGGGCGTTTATTCCCCCGCGAGTTTGCGAATCTCCTCCTCGGTCATGGCGTTGTGCTTCATCGCGGCCGTCCATACCTTGTGGACGTGATCCGAAGGCAACTGCTTTATCGCCTCTATTCCATCGCCGCCTGGGTACAGGAGCTTCCCCTTTTCGTCGCACAGCGTTCGAGACACGAGCTCGCTGCGAAAGTCAGGGAATATCTTGCCGCCGTGCTCGATCACCAGCACTTCGTAGGCGTCGCGATCTCCGACGCTCATCACCCGCACGAAGCACTCGCCGCCGAACGCCTCGACGGGGGCAATACGCGCCGAAGAAGATTCGATCTGCTCTCGCGTCAGTGCCATTTCAGTTGTCCAAAAGGGTGAACTCAGCGGTGTACCGAGCCACGCCGTTGACTTCAGCGGCAGCGGACACCGAGTCCAATACTGCCTTCTGAGTCAAGTTCACGCCGCCACCCGTGATCGTGATGGTGTCACGGTTGCCGACGAGCGAGATGCTCGGGACGGTGCCGAACGCAGTCACCGAGACGCTGCCGGGATTCGGGTTGAAGTTCGCAGACCGGCCGACGTTCTCGCCGCCGTATGTCCACGAAAGACCGGAGATCTCGGTGAACGTCACGCTGCCCCACGTCGCCGAGATGCCCGTCGAGTACGTCGCCACTGCGGGAACCTCCCCGCGTCAGCGAGCCACGCGGAACGTGGCCGAACCACGGATCACATCGTTCGTCGCGAGGGTGACCGACGAGCTCGACACGGTCGCCGACTTCGAGAGCGTGATGCCGCCCGTGATCGCGAGCGTGCCCGTCGTGGCGTCGTTGATGACCGTGTTGCCGAGATACTCGATCGTCACCTCGCGGCCCGTGTCGGTCGCGGAGCCCTTCAGCGGGCGGTCCATCGTGGCGACCTGAGCTCCGGTCGTGAGCCCGAGATGCGACACGTCGATCGTGTCGCCAGCCGCCACGTCGTTGAGGTTGTACGTGATCTGGGTGACCGTGTAGGTCACACCAGCGAAGGAGAAGTTCGTGCCGGACGAATCATGCGGCGTGCTGTATGACATGCGTCACTCTCTCCACCAAATGTCGTAGGACTGCGTGACCGAATACGAAGGCGGCTGGTCGGAGCCTGCCAGCGTGACGAAGTCATCGACCTCGTTTTCGAGGCTGACCTGCTCCACAACCGTATTGTCCACCGTGCCGCCGTACCCATCCAGAGTGCGACGCATGGCATCAGCCGCCTCGCGGGCCTGGTTGTAGGTCGCCGCCACGACCGTGTAGTCCACGGAAACCCGTGGCACGCCGTGAGGCGAGCCGAGCGTCTGGGTCCGCTCGATGCCGGTGCGCCTCCACGTGACGAACGGCAGGGCAGACGAGGCTGGGGCGAGCAGAGGGTAGATCCGCGTGCCGACGACGCTGGTTACGGCGGTGGCCGTCACCAGAACATCGAGCAGCACTTTTTCCGGGGACTTGTAGCTCATCTCCTACCTCGTCCGAAGCCGCGACTCTTCACGCCGGTAGCCAAGTCCTTGAGAGCATTTTCAAGCCGCACCGCCATCTGAAGTTCAAGAGTTTTCCGAACCTCGGGCAGCGAGCGAGCCCATGCGGTCTTGACTGGCGCAATCCCTCGCTTTCCGCCGACCGGCATCTTGCCGAGCTCAACCTTCTGGCCTCGCTTGGCGACCTTGAAGAATGACTTCGGAAACGGCTTCGTCCGAATCTTTCCGGCGTTCTTACCTCGCTTGGTCGTCAAGACCTGGAACTTGCCCTGACGATCTACGGTCTTGCTCCAGTAGGTCGATGCGTACCTGCCCTTGGCCGTTCGACGCTTTGTGCCGAACTCAACGAACCCTTGATGGAAGCCCCTCGCTTTCTGGCCAGCGCCGGTCGCCGCTTGGTAGCCCACGAGAGAGACGGCGTTTCCGCTTTTGTATCGCTTCACCTTCGTGGCGATCGACCGCTTGAGGTTGCCGGTCGGGCCTCTGGGAGTGAGTTGACGCAACTTCGCGAGTGCGGGCCTCGATGCAGACCGCAGGGCGGCGCCGAGGTAGCGTGCCGAGATGTTCTTCGGAAGCCTGCTAAAAGCCGCTCGCAGGACGGCGAGCTCCTGTGTGTCGAACTCGACCTTGACGCGAGTGTCTGCCATTACGTCCGCTCCTCGCAGATGCACTCGTGCTCGCTGCGGTTGTTGTGTTCGAGGAGCGACACGATGTCGAGCGTCCTTCCGCGCCACGCGAACCGCATCTGCTGCGTGAGTCCCGGGATGTATCTGGTTCTCACGCGGTGCGTGACGGTCACCTCCTGCTGATTCGCAGCCAGCGCCTCGCGGGCCGACACGCCCTCGACGCTTGCCCACACGGCCGTCGAGTCGCTCCACGTCAGTACCGTCTCGCCGATGGCGTTCGTCGCCCCGGTGGCGATCTGCACAGTCACCCGCTCGCGGAGTTTGCCGGGATCAATCACGTGTACGATCCCCACTTCACACTGTCGAGCAACGCCTTCACGCCGAACGGCATCTCGGAAAGCGACACGGCGTCGGCCGCCATGCGGCGCTCATACCACTGCCCGACGAGCATGAGGATTGCCGCCTTGACGCGGGGCGACACCTTGCTGCCGTCGTCGCCACGGCCACCCCACCACGTCACCGTGACGCTGCCGTAGTCGAGCAGATGGCTCGGCCACGATCCGGCGTAGAGCGTTCGCAGCGTGCCAGGCTTCGCGTCCCGATCGACGCGGTACTCGGTCGTCGAGAGCGTCGCCGTGTTGCCCGCCTCGCTCGCGGTGTAGACGATCGAGACCGCCGTGCGTCCGGTGGTCTGCGACATTGGCGGGCGGGGCAACTCGATGACCGCCGGGAACGCATCGAGCCGCATCACGTACTGCGTGTCCACCAGCGTCTCGTCCATGTACGTCTCGCAGTACTCGCGGGCCGCAGAGATGAGCGCAGCGATGTAGGCGTCGTCGGTATTGTGATCGACGCGAATGTGAGCCTTGGCGTCGGCGACGCTCACCGGCTCGACGACCGGCTGCGTGGCGACCTTCAGTGATCGGTATCGCTTGCCGTCATTCATGGCGTCGCCCCTTACGTCGTGGCGTCACGTCTGCTCGCTCCGCGACCGGCTCCACCGCTGCCGTCTCGATCAGCGATTGCTGCGTCTCCCGTTTCGCGTAGCCCCACGCGAAGAGCCTCGCGGCAAAGGACTCGTCCACCTCGACGAGCTCGCCCGCCTTGTAGGCACCGTATGCACGATTCATCCGTACTCTGATTGTCGTCATTCGCCGACCCTCCATGCAGTTTCTGGCGGTCGCTTCGTCCGCTGCCAGTTCGTCGTGTGCTGGAACACCGGACCGGAGAAATCCTTGCTCGGCCACGAGATCACATACTCGCCGTGACCGATCACGACGCGAGGCGTGATGAATAGGCGGTTGCCCGACTTCTTGAACTGCGACCAGAACCACAGATCATCATCGACCCGCCCGTCGCCCCAGCCGCCTTCGGCGTCTGGCTTCGAGTGAAACCACGGCTTGAGCGTTCGCCGCAGCGCCCTGGTGGAGATGATCGTGCAGCCGAAGTG